AATGCTAAAAATATCAGTTGATACTGTATTACCTAACGTAAAAAATGTTCCAGCAACAGGAGCCGAATAAACTAAATCTCCGGCATTTCCTACAGATAATGTCAACGGGGTGTTATTTTGCCCCGTAAACACAATGCTAGGAACTGCCGCTTGACCCCTATTGGGGGTAATAAGTATATTTTTATCTGAATCTGCCATAGTATAGTATTTAGTATTTTTAAGTTTTAAAACATTGGGTGATAATGGTATTATCCTATTAAAGTTATAGTCACAAATCCATTCCCGGAGTTAGCTCCAGATGTATTCAATTGGTTGACTCCGGAGTTGAATGATCCGCCACCGCCACCCCACAAACCAGTTGTTGCGCCCGCTAGCGAGCTAGAACTGCCGCCACCGCTGTACCCGCCACCACCACCGTAGCGCGAGTTGCCACCTGATGTAACGCTGCCGCCACCGCCAAAGCCGCCACCGTTAATAGAATAAGTTGCACTAATATCACCGCCTAGTCCGCCGTTTAGATACGACAGCCCACCAGCAGTACCAGACCCCTGACCGTCGGTAAGAAATCCGCCGCCAGAACCAGCCGCAGATGTTCCAGCATTTCCGCCATTTCCACTAACGCCACCTGTACCTGTACTACCGTTGCCGCCTGTAGTAGTAATATTACCGTTTGATTCGGCAGGTCTTTCATTGCCGGTGCCACCACCGCCGCCTGCAATTACTAAAATGGATCCGAGTGTATTATATGGAGTACGCACAACAAAAGATCCGCCACCGCCCGAACTCGACAAGTTTTCTCTACCTGAAGTGTTAGGAGCAATTTGTCCCACAAGGATTCGAATAATTTCACCCTGAGTTAGAGTAAAATCGCCTCTCATTCTAGCTCCTAGTCCGCCAGTAATTCCTGTTGCTGTAGAGCCTTGGGCGCCGGCAGCTTCAATTCTATATGTTCCCGTTGCCGGTACTGTCCATAACTGAATGCCATTGATTGCGTTAAACAAAGCTGTGTTGGATAACCACGAGTTTACCGCAACATTATATGTAGCAAGTAAGTTTGCTAAACTAGGTCCAAGTCTTCCTGTTTGTGTTCCATTAGTAAAAGTAAAAGTAAACTGTGATAATGCAGGAAACATTGGATTAATATTAAATGTCGAATGCGGGTTCATCGACATCTGATATCCGGTCTGTGGATTTATAAAGACCGGATATGATCCATGAGGATTAACTGTAATTGGCATATTATTCGTCTGCCTCAATATCTAGTTTGCCCACGTCTTTACGTTCACCCCATACTGTATAGAAGCAGGATACACCTTTGCCAAATACAGCATCGTTTCCAATGTACACACGTAGACCTTCAATCTTTTCTACATATAACTTTTGATGTTTTCCGATAGGTGTTAGGTCAACAGTGACAGTGTCCATGTCAACTAATCCGGCCCAGTAATCTGGAAGCTCGATATATTCCCCTGTACACTTACCACGAACATAAACACCAAACTCAGGACCTTCCAAGCTACCATGTTTCAGTAACTTACCTGGCTTGGTTGGGTGAGGTATAATAAAGCTCTTAGTTAATGCATTCACAGCACCGTTAACCCCCAGTCCACCAGCAATGGTCACAGCACCTGTTGTGGTACTTGTACTTGCTTGGTTAAACGCAATGGCCAATCTACCTGCTGCCGCACTACCAATAGTCATTGTACCTGTTGTTAGTGCCGACATGAATGATACAGCACCAGTTGTTACGTTGGTACCAATTGTAGCAGTACCGCTAGTACTGTTTCCTCGTACGTTTAATGTAGCATTACCGCCAGTACCGCCTACGTTTACAGTAGCAGCATTACCGCCTAGGTTAATGGTTGCATTACCGCCTGTGGCAAAGTTGACTGTACCACTGGTAACTCCGCTTACTATGTTTACAATACCAGTAGTTACGTTGGTTGCCAGCGTAGATGTACCTGCGGTAGTATTACCGTTTATTGTTAATGTTGAGTTACCACCAGTTGTACCAACGTTGACGTTGCCGCCGACACCTGCCAAGTTAATGTTAGTTGCACCACTACCGACACCTAGGTTAACTGTGCCAGTGCTTAGGCCAGTAAACATAGATATCGTGCCCGTAGTCACATCACTTGTTATATTAACTGTTCCACCAGTCGTACCTGCAAACTTAACCGTGTTACCTGTAATAGCCGGACCAATATTTAATGTAGTAGCAGCACTTTGTAATGTGCCTAGGTTAATTATGCCGCTGTTAATGGCTGTTGTACCAGTTGCACCACTTACAGCACTACCGATGTTGACGTTGGTTGTGCTGCCACTGACACCCGCTGTACCTAAGTTGACAGTTTTTGTAGTTGCGGCTAATGTAGCACCGTGAGCAATACTGTATGTGCTAGCACCAGTGCTGGCTCCGCCCAACTGGAATGTTTGTGCTGTAGTAGCAGTGTTAAACATGTTGATAGTTGTAGCTGCACTACCATAATTGATAGTTCCAGTTACACCAACAAAGTTGTTTAATGTACCATTTGTTACATTGGTAGTTAGAGTAGCAGTACCAGTTGTAGTATTACCGTTAATATTTAAAATATTATTCTGTGTAGCAGCTCCGATACTTACTGTTGCAGCTGCGGCCAACGAACCAATGCTAGCTGTGGCTGCATTTTGTAGTACAGCTACATTGCTTAATACATCAGTTCCTGCAATCTTATAAGTTTTTGTGTTGACAATGTCAACGTTTTGATTACTAGTCCAAGCTGTATTAGTATGTACATAGTTCCAAGTCTTAGTAGTAGTGCCAAGAATAGTAACACCACCACCGTCTGCTGTAGCATCAGTTGCGCCACTTGAGCTAATAGTTGCATTACCCGTTGTACCTGTCGCCGACACTGACATAGTAACTTGTGTCAAAGTGTCCACACTTTGAATTACAGCACCTACACCCATTACTGGTGCACCACTTTGTGTACTAGTAATAGTTAATGTTTGACCTACTAGTAATCCTGTAGTTGTACTTGTACCTATAAATCCAATTATACCACTTCCACTAGTGATGTTTACAGTCAATCCCGTAACAACAGCTACACTGGCTAATTCAATATTTTTATCATCAACTGTGATTGTGCTAGAGTTTAGTGAAGTCAGTGTACCATTAACTGTTAAATTGCCACCTACCGTAACATCACTACTAAATGTTGTTGCACCAGTATTAGTAATAGTAAATCTATCAACCATTGTGTTGGCAGCAGACCCGCTAGACCCCACACTGGCTGTTCTAAATACAATTGAACCACTGCCGCCAGTGCCTGTACCATTACCTGCTAAGATTACAGTGTCGGCTCCTACGATGTTTGTTCCAGCAGCATTGCCGCTTCTAAACGTTGCAATACCGCCAGCACCACTAGTTGTAGCTTCGCCACCTCTAAATGTTGCTGTGCCACCTGCTCCACTAGTTACACCACCTGCACCACCTGCTACTAATAGTGTATTACCTGCACTAGTAGCACCGCTAGCACCAGTTGTCACTGTTAAGTTACTGCTAGTTTGAGTGTTAATTGTTTGTGCAGTACCAGAAGCACCAACTGTGTGAGTTGTAGTGTTAATTCGCAAGGCTTGCGTTGCTACAGCACCAGCTGTCATTGTACGTATGACTAGATCAAATGCTTCTGATGCAGCGGTAACGTTAGTGCTGACACTTTCTATTGCTGTTCCAATAATGTTACTGCCTGCGGCATTTTCTGTAACAAGTTGTACACCTGTACCAATTCCTACTGCGGCTGTTCCGCTGGTTGTATGTCTAAATTTAACTGGATAACTAATAGCATTTGTTGACGCATCGTCAACTACAAAACTTAAATTATTTGTAGTGTTGACGTTGGCAACATCGTTAGTAAATGTAATCGTGTCAGCGGCCGCATCACCTATTGTCGTGTTACCGTTGACTAACAAGTTACCCCTTACCGTGGTATTCAAACTGGTAGAACCCATGCTGATTGCCGCTGCCTGACCGAAGTTAATAGCGGTTATGTTGGCGTTGAAAATACTAGCTGTACCAGTATTAGTACTTGCGATTGCAGGGTTAACACCATTCATATTGAACGCTATACCTTGCGTCATTGTCAGTGTTGGATTGCCTACAGTTAGTGTACCTGTAGCAGCTCCAATGTTTACTGCTGTACCAGCGCCGAAAGCGTTAACAGTTGAAGCATTAGCATTGAATACACTGGCTGTGGCTGCGTTAGTAGCAATAGTACCTGTACCAGTTGTGGCATTACCACGAATAGTTAATGTACTATCTCCACCAGTTGTACCAATATTAACAGCTGCGGTTGCACCGCCAATGTTGGTTGTGCTTGCACCACCAGTTGCCAAGTTTACAGTACCTGTTGTAACACCGGTATAGGCATTGACGATACCTGTAGTTACATCACTTGTTAAGTTGATTGTACCGCCAGCTGTTGACCCAATTTTAAATATGTTAGCAGTAATCGCAGGACCAAATGTAAAGGTACTTGCTGCGGCAGCACTAGTCGCCAAGTTGACAGCAGTAGCAACACCTAGAACGTTACCAGTTGTACTCACAGTATTCCATAGGTTGACAGTTGTCTGTGTACCTACTACTGTTGGATTGCTTAGTGTAATAGTTCCGCTAGTTGTACCAACAGCAATAGTAGTTGCCGCTCCGAATAAATTACCAGTAGTGGCAAACGTGTTGAATACAGCCGCGGTTGTTACGCCTGTGTTAGTTTGTAAAGTGGCAGTTCCGGTTGTGGCATTACCACGAATAGTTAATGTGCTGTTGCCAGCTGTAGTACCAATGTTAACCGCAGCAGCAGCTCCACCAATGTTGGTTGTGCTTGCGCCGCCAGTTGCTAAGTTTAATGTACCTGTTGTTACGCCAGTATAGGCATTGACAACACCTGTGGTTACATCACTGGTTAAATTAATAGTTCCGCCAGCAGTTGAACCAATTTTAAATGAGTTGCCTGTAATTGCAGGACCGAATGTCAGTGTACTCAATGCCGCGGCGCTAGTACCAATATTGACCGTTGTACCTACACCAAATAAGTTACCAGTTGTAACTGTAGTGTTTAATAAATTAAACGTAGTTTGGTTAGTGGTAATGTCACCACCGTTAACGGCTAGGTCACCTGTGACTACCGTGTTGGCATTATTGATTGTAGTTGTGCCAGTGGCTGCACCGATACTAATTGTAGTACCAGCGCCAGCAAAGTTTACTGCAGTTGCCGTGGCATTTATTAAATTAAATGTTGCTTGGTTAGTTGTTAAGTCACCACCGTTAACGGCTAGGTCACCTGTTACTACCGTATTAGCATTGTTAATAGTTGTTGTACCAGTTGCCGCTCCAATGCTAACAGTTGTACCTGCGCCAAATAAATTGCCGGTAGTTGCACCACTGTTGAACACATTGGCAGTAGTCATCGCTGTGGTTAAATCTAATGTAGTATTGGCAGCACTAGTGGCCACGGTCATTCTGGTAGTGGCTGTTTGAGCCGCCGCGCCTGTAGTACCAATAGTACCTGTGGCGAATGTAATTGCACCACCAGTACCAGTACCAGTACTTAAACCACCTTGTAAATTTAAAGGTGCTGCTGATATGTCAGTACCAGCACCACTAGTTGCACGAATAATTTCTGCCACTGGGCTAGCACTAGTACTAGCATTTCCAATTACTAGATCAGTTCCTGGAGTTATAATTAAATTGCCAGTGCCGTTACTTAGGATAGTAGCGTCGGCGTTGTTGTCACCTACTCGTAATGTATCAGCGTCAACGTAGACATCGCCTGTACCATTAGGAGCAATAGTGATATTACCGTTAGCACCGTTAGCAATGGTAATGCTACCGCTGTTTGTGCCAGCGTTGGTGTTGATTGTTAAATCACCGGTGCCGTTTGTTGTGATAGTGGCAGCAAGGTTAATATCGCCTACACGAACTGTATCAGCTGTTAGATAAACATCACCTGTGCCGTTAGGTGCTACTTCAATATTGCCGTTAGCACCGTTGTTGATTACAATCGTGCCGCTATTTGTACCGCTGTTAGTACTGATTGTTAAGTTAGCAGTACCTTGTGTTGTTATGGTAGTAGCGGTAGCATTTGCACCAACTTGTAGTGTGGCGCCATTTAATCTCAATGTTTGTGCTGGTGCTGCACCAGCAATCATTTGTTTGAATACTAAATCAAAATCTTCGCTAGTTGCTGTAACGTCTGTGACAACAGAATCAATCTGTAGGCCAATTTCATTATTGCCAGCTGTTGTTTCTGTAACAAGTTGAATACCAGTACCGATACCGTTAGCTGGAACACCCGAAGTAGTATGAGTAAATGTTACGGGATAGCTTATGCTGTTATTTTGAACGTCATCTTCACTAAATGTGATAGCGTTAGGAATATTAATAGTTGAAGCATTGATAGTTACGTTATCGCCTGATGCATTACCTAATGTTGTATCACCGTCAACAGTTAAACTATTGTTGATGCTGGTTGTACCTGTGGCAGCACCTAGTTCTAAAGTAGTAGCTGCTCCAAACGCATTAACAGTGGTAGCTACAGTGTTGTAAACGTTTTGTGTTGTTTGTGTACCTACAAGTGTTGGGTTACCAATTGTAATTGTACCGCTGTTGGCACCTATGGCAATCGTGCCAGCTGCACCAAATAGGTTACCAGTAGTTGCCACTGTGTTGAATAAGTTTTGTGTAGTTAGTGCGCCAACTACAGTTCCACTATTGATAGTGGTTGTGCCGCCAATAGAACTACCAATGTTTACGTTAGTTGTTGAACCGCTTGCTCCACCTGTACCTAAGTTAACAGCTTTAGTAGTAGCTGTGGCTGTTGGTGCTGTGGCAAAGTTATATGTGCTTGCTCCAGTGCTGGCGTTACCAATACTGATTGTCTGTGCGGCAGTGGCATTACCAATATTAACTGTAGTGGCAGCACCAAATGCTGTTGCTGTTGTTAAGTTTGTATTAAAGAATGTCAGTGTACCTGTACTAGTACCAGCAAATGTTGGGTTGGCTCCGTTAACGTTCACTGTAGTGGCATTGGCCATTGTTACAGTAGGATTGTTAATGGTAATTGTACCTGTGCTGGCACCAACTGCCAATGTAGAAGCTGCGCCAAATGCGTTTAAGGTAGTAGCTGTGGTATTTAATAAGTTGAATGTTGTTTGGTTAGTGGTGATGTCGCCACCGCGAACATCCAAGTCTAAGTCAACTTGTAAGTTATTTTTTACGTTAGTTGTACCTGTAGCTGCACCAATGCTAACAGCAGTACCTGCGCCAGCAAAGTTTACAGTTGCCGCTGTGGCATTTATTAAGTTAAATGTTGCAGAGGTAGTAGTAATGTCTCCGCCGTTGACTGCTAAATCGCCTGTAAGTGTAACATCTCCAGTTACCCCTAGTGTTCCGCCAACAAATGCCTTTTTGGCAATTGCTACACCACCTGCGGTGTATATCGATGCTGTGGTATCGCTTGAGCTAGAAGCATCTGATACACTTAATATGTCTGCCGCGTCAGTCACGACGAGGCCATTTTTAACGACGAAATCTGTAGTTGCCATCTGGTTTCCCTTTCCACCGGATGACAGCAGGACTCCTGCTGTCTTGTTATGTATTTATTAGATTGTGTTTAAGTATTGTACCACTCTCACCTTAATCGTATTCCCTGTTGTAGCTGTTGCTAGGAGTCTAGCATTTGGTGCGCTAATGTCCGCTGTAAATGTTACTAGATTATTTCCAGTTCTAATTACAGCATAGTCAGTCATCGTAGCTGTTGTGCCATCGTGTAACATTAAAATTTCACTTACTTGATACTTGCCAACATCTGTTCCTGCTGTACATTCAACCTGTATTGTATACTTGGCACTGCGATAAGTTGCTGTGGCAAATGTACTCACCGCCGTAGCAGTTGTAGTAATACCAGTAGTTTCAGCTGAGCTAATTCTCAATTGATTGTTAAGTTCGAGAATACCAACTTCTACCAAGCTGGTTGCGCTACCGATATTGATTGTGCCAGTTGTCGTTCCTGTGTAAAGATTTACTGTACCAGTTGTAACATCACTTGTTAAGTTAACTGTACCTGCGGCCACGCTGTTAATCTTTAAAATATTACCAGTTACAGCGCCACCAAATGTCAATGTGCTTGCACCTGCTGTTGCGGCTGTAGCAATACTGATAGTTCTAGCACCAGTTCCTACATTGGCTACAGCTAAAGTTGTAGATGCGCCAGCAAAGTTTACTGTAGTAGCACTGGCATTAAACACATTAGCTGTGGTCATTGCTGTTGTTAAATCAAGCGTAGTAGCTGCTGCACTTTCAGCTAGCGACATTCTCGTAACTGCTGTTTGTGTTGTGTCGCCGGTTGTGCCAGTTGTGCCACTTTGGAAGTTGATTACACCACCAGTTGCGTTGCCTGTTGATAAACCTGGACGAACAGTAAAGGCAGCACCGGCAATGTTTGTACCTACTGCATTTTCACCTTTTAGTGTTGCGGCTACTGGTGTAGCACTGGCTTCACTTGAACCTAGTGTTACAGTTCTGTTCTTTAGAACAATAGTACCAGCACGGACAATAGTACCAGCACGAGCCAAATTAGTCTGTGTTGTAGCTGTTGTGATCTTAAAGCTAAATGTTGTACTAGTTGCACCAGCTGTGGTAACTGGCCAAGTGCCGTCTATGTTGGCAACTCCCGAGCTAGCAATAGTAACTTGATCGCCTGTTCTAATACCTAAACTGGTATTAGTGTTGGTAAATGCAATCGGTGCACCTGAAGAAATAATACCAGTAACGGCTGCACTTAGGTATACTCGAGTTGCGTCGACACCGGCTACTGTAGTTCCAGCTTGAATAAATGCGTTGCCTTGTACCAACATGCCTGCACGTACACCGGCAGCAATTGGACTAGTTCCAAACATTAAAAATGCGTCTGCGTTGGTTGACGTTGTACCCAAACTCATACCAACTGCGCCAATGAATACGCTACCAGTTCCTGCTGTTGTCAGTACTGTGGCACCAGTATTTGCGTAGGTAAATGTAGTCAAATCAGTTACTGTTACAGCGGCATTAACAGTATTAAATCCAGTGTCACCGCAAACAATAGTTACTGTATCAGTCGAAGTTAATCCGTGGTTGGCTGTTGTGGTAATTGTTGCTACATTGCTGCCGTTTCGTGCTACTGTGCTGATAACACCAGTTAAGCCAACGTTAGCTGTTACAGTAACACTTGAACTGCCACCTGTTGTATAACTCTTAACGTTGGTTGTAAAAGTTTCACTAGCTGTGTTTGAACCAATAACTACGCTAGATGCAGCACTACCGATAGATAACGCTCTTGTGTTTGAGTCAAATACAAACGCTTGTGCTGTACTGCCTGTTGTAATTGCTGCGCCTGATGTGTCGTATGTTCTAGCAATAGTTAAACTTGGACTCCACTGGGGCTGCGTGCCACTACTAGTCATTACTGTGTTGGCAACGCCGATACCTAATTTGTTCAAGGTAGTAGTTGCGGTTGCATACAGCATATCACCTTGTGTATACGATACTAGTCCAGTACCGCCTTGAGCAACAGGTTGTGTTGTGTGATTAGCTGATTCTAATACATAAGCAAGATTTCTAGTTTGTAGGGTTCCAGCATCAATTACGTTGTCTCTAATTAGTACTTGTCCTGCACCTAGACTCGATCCAAGTCCTACACTGAATTGCACAGTGTTAAAACTAGCCACGCCAGGTGATGTATAGTTACCCACGGCGCCAGTTGAATTTGCTTTTACTACATCAAATGTCAGTGCGCCGTAGAATGGACTTGATCCACTGCCTGTTAATGTTAACGCACTGTTAGCTGCAAGAGCCGCACTTTGTACCGCTGTTGACCAAGTCGAATCGCCTCGTAAGAATGTACTGCTACTAGCTGAGCCAGTAGCTAATCTTGATGTGGCAATAATACCAGATACAATATTACTAGCGTCAATGGTTGTAGCAACTAGACTGTTCCAATTGTCACGTGTTTGACTACTAGTGTTTACTGTTCCAATAACTTTAACACTGTTTTTAATCAGTGTTATTGTACCTGTGCCCACGGCTGTTAGATCAACAGCGCCAATCGTTACTCCTGCTGTGCTGTCTAACGCATCACTACGTAGTTCATGAATACTAAAGCTGTTTGTAGTTATACTACCCACAAAGTAGTGACGTCCTGAAGTAATTTGTACACTGCTTTCGGATGGTAAATCAGATCCTCTTATTTGAAACGCATCACCTGTGATAAATCCATGAGCTGGTATAGTAAGTGTTTCGTTGACAATGTCAACCGTTTTACGGGTGAATGTATGACCGCTGCCTGTACTAGTAGTCAATACTTGAATTGTACCTAGTGCATAGTTATTATACAATTCAATTGTACTTGTAGTAATAACTTTAACATAGTAAATATTTCCACTAATCAATCCGCCAACAGCAGGATCACTTCCTGGATTATACAATACTGGATCGCCGTTGGTAAATCCGTGAACGGCCAATGTGGTAATTCTATTCAATAGTGTGTCAACACCACCGCCTGTTCCAGTTGATGCTGCATTAAAAGTTGCCACTACAGTTGTAGTAGCGGTAGCTGTTAGTTGAGTAGCAGCATTGTCTTCAACAAAGTCAGGTGCTCCGTTAGTAGCAATGAACGCTTCGCCGCCAAACACATTAGTATAGATTCGTTTTTCAATAGCGTTAACTAAAATTTGGAATCCTGATCCTGTACCATTACCAAATCCGCCTGCTACTGATACTGCCGTCAATGCATTACCAACAGCATAGTTGGCTCCACCAAATGTTATGTCAACTCCAGTAACTGCTCCAGTTGCCACTGTAATATCAGCTAGTGCTGCTACACCACTTCCACTAACGTTAGTTAGCGGCACATTGTAGTAAATGCCATTGGTATATAAGCTGCCGCCAGTTAATCCTGACAGGTTGTTGACGCTGGTAATAACTCCGCTGCGTAATTCTAAAAATTCTGCCTGTGCTTGGTTATCTGCTGCGGTTATTACTGAACGAATCGTACCCGTTTCTACAGCAGGAGTAAAGAATTTTAGTGTTGCTGTAGTTGTACTGGCCACTGTGCTGGCTGCTGGAAAAGTAATAGTAAATGTTCTCGGATTAACTCCCATGTTAACCGTAGTAATCTTTGAACCTTTAGGAATTGTTCCTGCTACATCAAATACAAAGTCACCTACAGTTATAGTTCCAGTTAAGCTAGCTGAGGCTACACTACCAGTCATAGTTGTAGCGCCGGTTGCTCCAGCTAGCGTAGCGGTTGCTGTAGTGCTGGCGCTGGTTGCGCTGTCAGCTGCGGTATTTGCGTAATAAAATTCAGTAGTACTAGTTACGGTAATATCACCAGTAGCGTTAAAACTTACAGTACCCGCTGCAATTTTTACTTCGTTGTTGGTTACAAAGTTGTGTGCCAGTGTACTTGTAATATAAGCATTGTTATTATATCTAAATGCTTTACTAATGCTACCGTTAGTAAACACTGGACTTGCGGTATTTTCAATAATCAAATACTGTCCAGATGTTGCCAATCTCAAGAAATAATTATTAGTTGATGATCCGGCCGTTGTCACTGCACTAGGATTAACTGCTGTGTTGGTAGTACTAGGAGTGCGATCAGTGCCTATAATCAATGTATTAGCTGAAGCGGTAAATGGTGTGTTGAAGTTTGCTCCAACGCTGCCCACAATAATTGCGCTGGCAGCAGTGTATTCTGATTTAGTAATGCCGCTGGCACCACCGTAATAGATAGTGCCTTGTACTGTGGCAGTGCCGGGATTAATATTTGTGAATACGGTAAATGTACCTGCAGCTGCACGATTAATTTTCCATATACCGTTATAGGCAGCAGGAGTAGCACCTTCAATTAACACATAGGTATTTGCTGTCAATGTAACAGCTCCGCTATGCGTCACAGTGAAGGTGTTTGCGCTAGAAGTAATTGCTGTAGTGGCTGTATTAGCTGTAGTTTGAATTACCACAGTACCGATCGGTGCTGTGACTACACCACCCGCTAAAGTTAATTCTTGTTGAAAAAAGTTTTCAGTGAAGATGTCGCCTGCTAAGATATCACTAGCCGGAATGTTATCAATTTGAAATAATCTGCTGTCAATACCGTTGGCATTAAAGCTAGTAAAGCTTCGGTTAGTTGGAATTAAATCGCTGTTAAGTTGTCCATTTGAGTTAAGCTGTACTAGGGATCCAGGAATAGCGTTAGTACTCACACTCTTATCTAATACATTACCTAAGTGTGTTTGAAAATAACTATATGTTGCCAACTGTGTGCTGATCCTAGTATCCTTAGGTCCTCCAACTTCGTTGTTGCCTAGTTCAGGATCAACGCTGATGCTTTCAACTGTTACACCGCCAACACCTAGACGCAGTACATCTAGTGTGTCAACCGTAATTTTGTTAGTAAAGGTAACGTTACCTGTTCTGTTGAACGCTGTAATGAAAGTACCAACTTTAAAGTCGCCGAGTTCGTTCGTTCCTGAAGTATAGACTCTACCGCCATTTTCGCCAACTTGTTCATAAAACGGAACAGTTTTTCCACCGTTTTGTGGTAGAGCATTGTAGTCAGTGCCTGAACCAGCGTATTCCCATGTATGTCCCGAGCTGTTTGTAATACTAGGACGATGGAAGTAAATTTTCTTACCTGGCAAAGTTGCAAGGTTAGTGAATGTTCCGCCTATCGTAGTAGGAGCAATTTCAAAATCTGCACCATATAAGTCTGTTCTAGCTGTAGCTGCGCTTACAGTATAGCTAACTCCTGCACCTGCTACTTGTGTAATAGTGCTAGCAGCAGCGAATACGTTACGAGTTTCAGTGAGACCAATAGTTACTTTGTTTATATTCAAAGTCAATGTGCGTGTGCCACTTACATAGCTGTAGACATAGCCCTTGCTAGGAAATCCGCCAGTAGTTCCTTCAACTAGGTCGCCAATGGTAAATGCATAACCGCTAGGACTGCCTGCGGCTAATACGATTTCTTGGAATACATTGTGTGTTTCAGTTACATTGTCTACAAACAAGTCGTAATCTTGTCGAATAAAATTCTGAGTGCCTACGCCCGCAAACGTTATGTCTACCAGTTTAGTTAAACTATTATCATAGTAGAGTTGGAAAGTATCGTTGGTTAATTTCTTAACATAAAAAACGTCACCGTCAAAAATATTACCTAACTGAGTTCCGCCATTAGACTCGTATGATACTTGGTCTTGATTTATGAACCCGTGTGCTACTACGGTAAATGTATCTGTAGCAATATTGATTGCAGTGGCTGCGTTGAAACTCACGCTGAGAAAATTTCCCAACGGAGTTTTAAAAGAATTAGTCAAGTTAGCATCAGTACTTGGATCGTAAATTTGAATAATAAATTCTTCGACTGGGCCGTCTACTCGAGTCCATCCAAATGCTGTGATAGTTTGTATACTACCTGTGGTACCTGTGGTACCAATATATCCCCTGTCGAATGTAAATGCGTTAGGGCTAAATCCGCTGGCACGTAGGGCATACAATCCAAAGTTAGTTGCAGAGTTAGTGATAGAAATATATCCGCCACTCTGTGTATATGTTCCGTTCAACATGAAAATTTGGAAGCACGATACTAGCTGTACATAAGCATCGTTAATGATACGCCAACCTGTTCCGCCAAAGCTCAACATAGTAAAAGCGTTGGCCACCATTGACTTACCTTGCTCAGGTGCAAGACCGCTCACTGGATTTTCTGATTCAATTTGATTAACAGGAGTGTTGGGTGTAACAACTAAGCTACCATCAACTAGTACACCGCTAGCTCCTAAGAACGAAAGTAGTGTACAGTTTTGAATGTATGGCGACTGGCTGATTACAGGTTTAGTGCTAGGCAAATAAGTGTAGCCCACTCGACTTGTATTAGTGTCGGTGTAATCATCAAACGCTACAGCATACGCAAATGTGTAGGCAGGTACACCCGAGCTAAGTCCGTCTCTAAATGTTACTTCACCAAAATAGCAACCGTTACGCACACGTAGTAAATCTCTATTAGCATTCAATGGACGAATGTTAACCGAACGTAAGCTATCGCCTTTAACTGTTACGTTGTCCGGAACAATAATAGGATTGTTTTCGTAGTAATCGCCTGCTGATACAATAACGTTAATTCTAACACCGTTGACTGCACCACCAGATGTATAAACTAATCCTGATGCTATTTGTAGTGCTCGTTTAATTGTTAATACTGGGGCGCTGATACCGTCATTTAAATCGTTACCCTTAGTAGCACTAACATAAACTCGATTGCTACCAAATGTATCTGAATCTGTCCAACCTAATTGACCACTGCCGTCTGTCTTTAATACTTGGTTTAGTAATCCTGTAGCAGTTGGTAATGTAAGATTGTATGAAGATGCCAAATTGTCCGCAGCCTTAATACCTGTAAAGTTTACGCCATTAGCGGCTAACTCTTTCATTTGGAGAGATTTAGCATTTTCAATTACAGTATTTTGTGTTAGACTAATTTGATTACTAGTCATTGTACTAACTGTAACAGCATCTGCTACAGTAGTAATTGTGCCGTTAGTGCCGGTGTCACTTACTGTTACGTTTGAGTCTTTTTTGTATATGCTTGCTGTAACGTCGACCACTGTGCCAGCGTCATTCTTCATATAAATCTTAGCGTCTGCTGTATTTAGAGCTAATTCGCCTGCTGATAAATCGCCTGCTACAGGTACTTTGTCTACTACGCTACTACGCTTGTGTATAATTTTCGTTGCCATTTGTCATTCCTAAAAAGGTTGGGTCAAGACTTTCGTCGCCCTGCGGGTCAAGCCTAGTTTCTTAGGCGCCCTTTAATAACTACCACCATCTATTGTGTCTGTCCAGACTGGGACGTTACTCACATCCGTTGTTAAAACTCCATAACTTGTTGTTGCGTTACTTCCTGGAAGACTTGCGGCTGTTACTGCTAGTCCGCTTGCATTCTGTCCGTAAATTACACCATTAGTTGTAAAACTACTTTGTCCAGTACCGCCATACTGTACCGCTAAATCAGTTGCTAATGTTAGTACACCAATATTTACCGTGCTTGTTGCACTGCCTAGATTAATAGTGCTTGCGCCAGCGCCTGCTACGTTTAGTGTACCAGTAGTAATGTTGTTGAATAAGCTAACTGATCCAGTTGTAACATCACTGTTTAATGTAACTGAGCCTGATATTGTGCCGGCAATCTTTAAACTGTTACCGGTAAATGCTCCGCCAATTACTGCTGCGGTAGTAGCTGTTGTACTATTACCAATATTAATAGTACCGCTCTTACCTAAGTTAACAGTACCGGTTACACTTTGCCATGCGTTGACAATACCGCTTGTTACATCAGTAGTATAGTTTACTGTGCCAACTGTAGTTCCAGCTAACTTAAATGTATTACCTGTAATAGCAGGACCATACGTTAATGTACTTGCACTTGCTGCACTTATACCTACGTTAACACCGGTTGCTACGCCAAACAAGTTACCAGTAGTAGCTGTCGTATTAGCTAGGTTAAATGTAGTAGTGCTTACTGTTAAGTCACCACCGTCAATGTTAACATCACCATCTACATCTAAATTGTTGTTAATGTTAGTTGTACCAGTAGCTGCACCAATTTGTATATCAGTTGCTGCTCCAAATGCATTTACGGTTGTTGCAGTTGCGTTAGCAAGGTTAAATGTAGTAGTGCTTACTGTTAAGTCACCACCGTCAATGTTAACATCACCATCAACATCAAGATTATTATTGATGTTTGTTGTGCCTGTAGCCGCACCAATTTCAATACTAGTAGCTGCACCTGCAAAGTTTACAGTTGTAGCATTAGCGTTAATTAGATTGAATGTAGCAAAACTTGTTGTTATGTCACCGCCGTTAACAGCTAGGTCGCCTGTTACTGTGGCGCCTAGGTCGACAGTTAGTGAGCCGTTCAATACAGTGTTTAAGTCAACTTCAAAGTTGTTTCGAACAATAGTTGTGCCTGTTGCTGCACCTAAGTTCAGTGCTGTGGCTGCGCCAAATGCGTTTACTGTTGTACTTGTGGCTGCTAGAATGTTAACGGTTACAGCACTTGAAGTAATGTCTCCTCCGTTAACAGCTAGGTCACCAGTGACCACAGTGTTAGCGTTATTAATAGTTGTAGTGCCGGTGCCTGCACCTATGCTTACTGCTGTACCGGCTCCGGCAAAGTTTACAGTTGCAGCGTTGGCATTAATTAAGTTAAATGTTGTTGCAGTGGTTGTTAGGTCGCCACCATTAACAGCTAGGTCGCCACTAATTGTTACATCATTGCCTAAGGTTAGGGTGCCGTCAACTGCTAAATCGCCGTCAACTTTTAAGTCATGCTTAATTGTTGTCAAGCCTGTCGGACTAGCAAAACCAATAGTGATTCCTGTTGCTGCACCAAATGCATTTACAGTTGTAGCAGTTGTGTTAGCAAGGTTAAATGTACCTGCACTAGTAGTAATATCTCCACCGTCAACATTAATATCACCGTCAACATCTAAGTTGTTACGAATATTAGTTGTGCCTGTTGCTGCGGCAAATACAAGACTTGTAGCAGCACCAAATGCATTAACTGTTGTAGCTGTAGTGTTAGCTAGATTAAATGTTGTAGTGCTAACTGTTAAGTCGCCACCATCAATGTTGACATCACCATCAACGTCTAAGTTGTTGTTAATGTTAGTAGTGCCTGTAGCAGCTCCAATCTCTAACGTAGTAGCTGCACCTGCAAAGTTAACAGTGGTTGCCGAGGTGTTGACTAGATTAAATGTAGCTGTACTTGCAATTAAGTCACCGCCATCAATAGTAACGTCGCCGTCAACTTCAAAGTTATTTTTAACTCTTGTTAATCCAGTAGCTGCACCAATTTCTAATGCGGTAGCTGCACCGGCAAAGTTAACTGAAGTGGCCGTGGCATTTACTAAGTTAAATGTTGTTGCACTAGAGGTTATGTCACCGCCGTTAACGGCTAGGTCACCAGTGACCACAGTGTTGGCATTACGAATAGTTGTAGTACCTGTGACAGCACCGATAGTGATACTAGTACCAGCTCCAAATAGGTTACCTGTTGTAACTGTAGTGTTTAATAAGTTAAATGTAGTAGCACTAGTAGTAACATCACCACCATTAACTGCCAAGTCACCTGTGACCACAGTGTTGGCATTATTGATTGTAGTTGTGCCTGTTGCAGCACCAATCGATATCGTTGTACCAGCACCAAATAAATTACCAGTAGTGGCTACAGTATTGAATACATCGGCTGTGACAACACCGCTGTTGGTTCTAATAGTTGCAGTTCCGCTTGAACTACTTCCTCGAACTTCCAATATAGAATTGGATCCAGTAGCACCTAAATTAATTGTGGAACCTTGTCCACCAATGTTAATTGTGCCAGTAGTGTCAGCAAATACGTTAACTATTCCACTAGTTACATCACTAGTTAAATTGGCGGTTCCTACGGCAGTACTGGAAATTTTTAATATATTTCCAGTAATTGCTCCGCCGACAGCAGCAGTAGTAGTTGCACTTGACCCAGTTCCAAGATTAATATTTCCAGTAGAACCTATGTTGATTGTGCCTGTAACACTTTGCCATTCGTTGACAATACCGCTTGTTACGTCAGTGGTTAAATTAATTGTACCAGCGGCTGTTGAATTAATTTCAACAGTGTTTCCAGTACGGCTTGAAGAGCCAATATTTACAGTAGTAGCAGCACCTGCACTAGTACCAAGGTTAAATGTTGTTCCTGCACCACCAATGTTAAGTGTTGTAGCGGTTGTGTTAGCTAGATTAAAAGTAGATGTACTTACAGTTAAGTCACCGCCATCGATGTTGACGTCTCCGTCTACATCTAAGTTGTTGTTGATGTTTGTTGTACCAGTAGCAGCACCAATTTCAAGTGTCGTAGCTGCGCCAGCAAAGTTAACAGTTGTTGCAGTTGTGTTTAGTAAATTAAACGATGCGGCTGTGGTAGTTATGTCGCCACCGTTGACACTCAAGTCACCCGTTACAGTAACATCTCGATCAACCTTTAAGTCAACACCAACAGTTAAATTCTTTTCAATACCTGCACCACCTTCAACAATTAAGGCGCCGGTATCTTTAGTTGAGCTGTCGGTTATATTTTTAACTAATAGTTTTGGAGTAGCTTCGATAGTAACACTTTCGCTACCGTTAGTTGTTACTGCTGTTAGATAAGTTTGTGTATTTTCTGTTACTTGAAATGCAATAGCAGTATTGTCAGGAACGTTAATAGACAACGTTCCGTTAACTGAGTGAACGTCAGCTGTTCTGTCATCGCCCATTGTTACATTAGCACCAACATTTAAATCAGTTCCAACATACAGTTTCTTAGCAATTCCCACACCGCCAGCAAATGTGGCGCTAGCAATAGTACTGCTCGATGCGTCTAATACATTACTGAATGCTACCTTAGCAATAGTTCCAAAACTAGTTAATTCGTTGCTGTTGGCTGTGTCTATTTTAAGATAGCTATTTGTATTTTCCTTAACTTCAAACGAACTAGAAACGTTATCTCTAATGTTAGCAGTCAACGTACCGTTGAATACGTTAGCAGATGTAGTATCAGTACCTAACGTGCTGTTAATGTTAACTTTTAAATTGTTAGCAATAGTAGTAGTGCCGCTGCCTGCACCAAAATTCAATGATGTAGCTGCGCCAAATGCATTAACAGTTGTGGCTGTAGTGTTTAATAAATTAAATGTTGTCTGATTAGTTGTAACATCGCCGCCCTTAACTTGTAGGTCGCCGTTTAATACTGTGCTGGCACTTTGTATTGTTAATGTTCCCGAACCTTCGCCTAGTGTAACACTAGTAGCGGATCTAAAAGCATTAACTGTGGTAATCAGTGTATCAAATAATGTTAATGTACCAGTGCTTGTACTTGCCAGTGTGGGGTTAGCACCATTTACGTTTACGTTTGTGGCATTGGTAAATGTTATAGTTTGGTTATCAACTACAAACGATCCTGTTGCAGCACCAATGTTGATTGCAGTTGCATCACCAAATGCGTTAATAGTAGTTGTGACAGTATCTAATAAATTAACACTAGCCTGTGTTGTACTAACAATACTACCCTTAACAACTAAATTTCCGTTGATGTTGGTATTGCTAGTTGTATGGGCAATGTTTATAGTACCAGCATTTAAGAAAGCGTTAATTGTAGCTGGTCCGTCATCTGTAATAGATGCCGTGTTATCTCGATTTAATAGATTAAATGTAGTAGCGGTTGAATAAATGTCGCCGCCGTTGATACCAAGGTCGCCTGCATAAGTTACTATGCTGCTAGCCACAGTTTCCGCAGCGGTTGTAACTTTATTTAAATATCGATTTTCAACGTATGCTTGAACAGCAGGTTGAGTAGGTACTGTGTTAACGTCGGCAACACCTAAACTTGAAATTAAATTACTGTTGTTACTAACTTCTCGCAACTGAACACCAACTGGTATACCGTTTCTTTTAAACGGACCAATTGCTGCAAGACCTTGTAGGTTAATATTTTCAGCATCGATCGTAACTTCACCAGTCAATGCATTAACTGTAAAGAACTCTCCAATTCTATAGTTACCAATCTGGTCGCTGGTTACTGTAAATGATCTACCACCATTAATTTCTATACGTTCTTTTGCTGGATCTGGTTCTCCGCCAAAAAACGGTAGTGCATTATAAGTTATACCTGCACCGACGTATTCCATGGCAGTACTTGATGTAGAAATTGTCGATACGTTGTGGAATTCTACCTCAGTGCCAGCTTCAACACTTTGTACCGGAGGAAACATGGTTACAGTAATCGAACCGCCGTATGTAAGATTCAAATATATAATTGTTGCTTCTTGAATATCTGAGATACTAGCAATAATAGATGTTCGTTCTGATACCAGTGTAGGGTCATTAGCAAGACTGTATTCTGGTTTAGTAACTACTTCGGGTATATAACCAACACCGTAGTCAATTACGTCAATGATAATTTCTAATAAAGATTCTGATTGATCTGTTGGACCTTCTGGATCTAATGGTGAACCAAGAGATGAACTAGTATTCTGTGTTGCAATATTGCCTATACTTTTAACGATAGTTTCATTCTTAACAATATTGCCTATGATTGTTTTTAGATATACAAATGATGATAAACATTCTTCAACTTGATCGCCTAATACTTGACCGTTGAGGAATGCCTTGGCTGCATTAACAGTTTGACTATTTCCTTGATAAGTCAAGTCATAACGCATTGCATCAATAACATAGCCTAAATCTCGCTCTGATATTGCAACGTCATATACGCCAACTAGTGCTGGATAGTTAACTGCGGTCCACGCGGTAATCTCACTTAGTATAAATGTTCTGTTTAAACGTAATATTTCAGCGGCTTCGTAAAATCCAGGTTCTCTAACAGTGGTTGCTGGCATGCTAACAGTTGGAGCAACAGACACGCCTAAATTAATAATATTAATTACTGTGTTAAAATTACTTGTTATTCTGTTTTGCGCTGTAACGTTTGATGTTAAGGCCAGTGTTTGAGCTTTGGCTTCTGTTAAACCGGCAATAGTTTGTGCTTTTTGCAAGCTAGTAACTTTACTTGAGTATCCACGTAGATACGATAATCCAGCAGCTACACTTTGGTAGTTTGAGTTGAATACCGTGTCACTTAGTACAGCATTTACAATAATGCCAACGTCTCTACGGCATTTTAATTCATCATACTTAAACGGTAAACTTGCAGCTGATGTTGACGATACGTAGTATGCAGTTGGGTCGTTGCCCAAAAACATAACACTACCAACTTGTGGCTTATTTGAAAGATAATTAATCTGTATCGATTGATTCTTAGATAAGTTAGCTATTGCACTAGCACCATTTGCCGGAGTAATAGTAATACTAGGTTGAAAGTCGTAACCGCTACCTGGATCAGTTATTGTGATAGCATTAATTATACCTAAAATAGGGTCAATACTAGCTACAGCGGTAGCTGGTGTGCCGCCTGGAATTGTAGGAGGATCTATCAAGACACTAGGAGCTGTAGTAAATCCGCTGCCTTCGCCAGTTACTGTAGCAGAACCCACTGTTGAATAATAGTCTGATGTGATTTGACCTTGATCGTACGGATCAGGATAATAACCGTCTGCTAAGAATCCTATTTCACCAAAGTCAACAACAGAGTTTGAAATACTTAGGTAGCCGCCACGTGTAGTATAGAATGCCTTGGCACAAAATACAGCAAAGCAACTTACTAATTGCATATAACCAAAATTGCTAATGTGGAATCCTACGGCACCTTGAGCGACTTGAGTGAACGCATCAGCAACCATAGATTTAATTGGGCTTTCAGTGCTGTATCGATCGCCGTCGATCAACATGCCGCCACCGGCGCCTTCAACGTTGATACCGTATACACTTACCTGACCAGTTTGTAATTCATCGTCGAGTAGCGGTCTTGGTCCAACAACCATAGTACCTGTTATGTCAGGTTGTTCTGTTACAAACGGTAACCATTCTTCGCCATTATTTAACCAAGGTCCGTTAATATTTGAACAGTTCTGTATGTACGGGCTAGTGTCAACAATCGCATCTCTATCAATGTTAACACAATATGCAGGAGCTGGTACGCCCTTAAATACTACTTGTGCAATATAAGTACCACTGTTTACATGAAATAAATCAGTACCTTTTAGAACTTTATTAGTTACACCAGGAGTAACAGCGGTGCTAGAAATATTAGTACCCACCTGTCTATATCTAAAAGTATTGGGCGTCGGTACATCATAGATGTTAACATCAGTTTCTTCAACAGCAACTACTGTTGAACATTTAACTCGTACTCGTTCACCTTCATCAAATCCGTGATTAGATGAAGTTGTGATTGTTACATACTCAGCTGTTTTTACAACATTACTAATACCGTACGATACTGTTCCATTAAGTGGTCGAATAATTGTATTACGTAAATTATCACCAATGATACTGACCTTAGGCGGTACTTGTAATGGATTATCTTCGTAGAATTCACCGCTACGCACATAGATAGTTGTGCCTTGCTGTGCCGTGGCCAGCGCCGACTTTATTGTACGCTTGGCTTGACTTTTGCCTTCGCCGTAGCCCGTATTAGCGTCGTCACCGTCTAGCGTAACATACATTACGTTTGTAACTTCTGGTCCGGGAATCGCTACTCCGGGACCAAATTCTAAGTCACCATTAATGATAACTCGCTGAGATGGATTTAACTCAATGTTGCCGTCGGCCCGCTGTAGGACGGTATCGTCTAAAAAGCTGCCAGGGTTTAGGTTCTGTCTACGTAAATATTTCATAATTATATCGTCACATAACTCACTGTTACACTGCATCCATTGGATGTAGTTGTTAAAGCATAAATTCGATCATTAGAGCCTAGTACTAATCGTTCAGTGCTGAAAACAAATGTATCGTTTGGATCTATCGGTGCTTGATTTACAATCTTATTTGTATTTGTTGGGGTTGCTCCGGACGCTACTACGTGTACATCAATATATTCAACAACAGTGTTAAGGTTGCAAAATAACATTGCTGTGATCGCCGCATCTTGAGTGAGGTCTGGACTAATAGCTATTGTAGTGTTTCCTAGTAGTGTGCTTTGAATTGCCATTTTGTGTCCTTAAAGTATAAGTGAATAAAGCAAAGCCTTAGTCTTGCTTATTAACTCGTCATTTGTTCCTATTGCATTTACAAAATATAACCCCGTACCTCCGGTGCCTGGTGTATCTGTAGAATAAATTCTAACATATCCATTTGGAGTTGTTCCGCCCGGGTAAGTAACTGACGGGGTTGTTTGTGTCCAATGCTTAATGTTTATTGCTGTATCAATGTGCAGCTGTCCGGCTGGATGAGTATATGTACCTGTGTAACCGATAGCTGCGGCACCTGTATGTCCAATAGTGTCTTCATGCAGAATAAGTTGTTGATTAATTAACACTCCGTTAGAGCCGTCAATTTGCATTATGTTAGTTCCGTCAACTTCGACGGTTACTAAACTATTCGTTAGCGACGGATTGCTATCAATGTCGTATACTTGAATCTTAGTATCGTTTTGTACAATTTTATCAGTTGTGATTCCAGATACTGCAACTCTAGTGTACTCTGCTACAGCACGAATGTTTGGAATATAATTATCATTAATTATTATATCCGGTTGAACTGTTCCGTTAGCAGATAAGTTACTGTAATTTAATCCCGTGTTATCATATGTAAAACTAAATGAGCTAACTGATTCAACAACTATAAATGTTCCACTAAAATCACCGTCAGTTGAGCAATTTATGTTAACTCGATTATTTGTTTCTAGTCCATATGCACTTAGGTCAGCATCAACTGTCACAGTTGCTACATTTCCCGATCGAACCACTGATACAATATTCCAAACTACGTTTTCTACTAGATCACCATCGTATCGCAATACTCGTTTTTCATAAAACGGATCGCCGCTTAAACCTTGTACAGAAATAACAGCATCAGGAGAGTCGCCATAACTACCTACATCAATAGAAAGTCCATCGTGTTTACCAGATCCTTGGCTGTAGGTATTAATACTGTTTGTAGCGATTGCACGTAGATTGTTATTTGCATCTGCAAATATAAAAGTTCCCGAATCTGGGTATGTAGGATTTTCTAAATCACTAACATTACCTGATGGATCAACACTATCAAGAGTGTCATTCCATAATATAAATGCCGATGGTTGAATAGGCCCGCGATATATCTTAATTCCCGAAGTGCCAGAACCGCTACCGCTATTGCCCGATCCAGACACTCCGTTATTAGATAACTCACCGTCGTTTAATACAATTACTTTATCAGTGACTGTAAGATTAGTTGATTGAATCCAAGTAGACGAGCCGATAACTTCTAAATTACCATTGATAACAACTGTACCCGGAGTTAGAGTTGATGTAAATGGTGCTAGATTAGTATCCAGTACGATGCTACCGGCAGAGCGATTACCGCCCGATGCCGTAGCTGTTCCTACTATTAACTTATAGTCGCCTTGGTCGACTCTAACTATCTTTGTTGACATGCCTATTCTCCTTTACGAGTCAATTAGGCATTGGCAATTTGTAGATAAATTCCAGCTGCTGTATCAAATTTCCACGGAGCTGCTTGACCAGTTGCATATAACCATCCGCTTCCGCCGGCTCGTGTTACTGTTGCTTTGCGACCTGTTAACTTAGTAACAAAATACTCACCGCCTGCACTGTCAACAGCAGCAATACTGCATTCACCAGCAGCATTAGCCAATGTAGACTGTAATTCAACGTGCGGAATAGTTGTTCCATTTGTTGTACGTGTACCGTCTGTTACTTTGTAACGACGACCTGATACTTGACGAATAATATCAACAGTAGTTGCTGATCCGCCTGTTAGGAATGCTGTCATTACGATAGCATTTTCTTGGTTACCAGTTGTACTAATGACACCACTGTCAACTAACATGTTAACTGATGTAGCTGTTACTGATTGTGTAAAGGTTGGAGTTGGAGCTGCTGCGTATCCAGAACCTGCTTCTGTAATAACAACTGCTTTAGCACGGAATGCCAATACTACTGTTAGGCCAGTACCGGCACCGTTTGAAGTAGTTGCTTGAGCACCTGTAGGTAATGTAGTAAATGTACCACGGCTACCGCCAGTGAAGTCAAATGTCAATGCATCGTCGCCGCCTGTTCCACCAATAGTAGCAACACGTAGTACAGCATCTGTACCAGTAACTGTAATTAATTGACCTACAGTGTAACCAACTTGTGTGCCTCCAACTGTTGTTACACTTTCAACTTCAGAAGTGATAGTACCAGTAGCTGTAACACCGCCTGGTATTGTTGGAGCTGAAAATCCGATTGTTGGGCGAGTTGTGTATGCACCTAGTGCGTTTAATGTAACACTAGCAACTGCTCCGCCGCCAATACCGTTGTCAGTAGTAACGCTTGCCGAACCTGTGTTGCGGTTACCGAAATATTTTTTGTTTAATGGACGTCCCATTTGATTTCTCCTTTAAGTGACGTTCTAGGTCTACGCGGCGGGTACCGCATAATTGTTCTAGTAATGTATTTATCATATACTAAAAATATAAAAAATATGCCCTACAGGGTCTAGTAACCTAATATTTTAAAGATAGTGTATCTAATACTTCCACTAAAAAATACACTCAATAAAAAAGGGCTCCGAAGAGCCCTTTGATAATAAACAACCTTTCGGTATGTTGATTAGCTAAATTTAACGTTAGCTGTAGTGATAGCAACTTTACCTAAGTAGTCAGCTGCATTACCTAGAGAAGACGCTGTGTTTGACAACTCAACATAACCATAACGTGTCATGAATGATACGACTGGTTCGAATGTTGATGGGTCAAGTACAACACCACTGCTCATCAATGGAATGTATGGGCAATAGAATGCTGCGGCATCTGACTCTGAAGAACCTTTGTAACCAATAAGAACATCATCAGATGTGCTGTATGTGTTAACATAGATCTTCATTGCATTGTTCAATGTACCAACAAACTTAGTGTTTGTAGGAGCTTCGAATGTACCTTCTGTTGTACGAGCAAATGCGCTTGTAGTAGCAGATTGTAGAATTGTCAATGCTGTTGGTGATACAACGGCCCAGTTACCAGCGCCACGACGTGTACGCTGAGCAATCAAGTTAGCAACACGGTTGATCTGAACAGCTAAAGCAGCGTGTTCGTCACCAACGAATGTAGCAGTACCAGAAACGCTAGCTTGGTTGTATGTTTCAGTTGCTGTACCAGCTAATGTACCTAAAGAAGCAAGAACTTCTTGGTCAATTTCAGCTGTAATTTCTTGTGCAAGAGCAGCCATAATTTCTGCTTCGATGTCAATACCTTGTTGGGCTTGTGCATCTTGAGCAGCTTCAAAAGTCCAACGAGCGCTTAACTTACGTGTCTTCGCTTCGACGGTCTGTTTCAAGATTTGAATGCTCATTCTGTTACCAGCAGTACCTTCTAGAGCGGCTGTGTTAGCTGCTTTAGCGTTGCTGCTATTCTGGTTACCAGAATATGCTTCAGCGATCTTGAATGGGCTGAATGCTTCTTCACCAGCTACAACTCCAGCACCACTTGATGTGTCGCTATAACGAACACGTAGAGTATGGATTTGACCAACTGGGCCAGTCATTGGTTGTACACCGACCAATTCGTTAGCAATAACGGTTGGCATAACACGACGGATCACTGGAAGGATCACGCGGTTAAGTGTTGCTACGTTACCAGCAGATGTAGCGCCAGCTGTGGCACTTTCTGCAAGGTACTTGCGGGTATTTTCTAATGTTACAGCCATCGCGGATTTACGGGTGCCTTGTAGGCCTTCTAATAGGGCTTCCTTGGTCTCGTTCCAACGGCTTGTTAGTAGTTCAGACATTTAAATGTTCTCCTTAAATTTTTAAACCAGCGAGTCTACGAATATCTACGATATTGTTTGTGTGCTCGCTACTACTTGCGCTGTTAGGAATTTTATTTCCTGTTACTTCCTTTGCCTCTACTAGTGCCTTACGTTTTTGTGGAGCTTCACCTGCGATTACAGCTGGTAGGTACTTGTCAAAACTATTTTGTAGTTTTGCTGTCTGTACACTTTCAAGAAGTTCAGTCATGATAGCTTTCTGACCATTGGCCAAAGGTGCTAATAATTCATTCATAACTTCCTGACGTTGACTGCTCTCCATTAGAGCCTTAATTTTGTGTTCTTTGCTTTCTGCGAGTTGTTTAGCTTCTGCTACAGCGTTTTTAGCTTGAGCTAGTTCTAACTCTTTCAGGTTTATAACCTTGAGCAATTTACTTGATTCTGATTTTTCACTCAGATAACTGGTTTGATATTCATTTGCAAATGCTTCAAACAACTTACGACCAAAGTCGTTACGACGAGCAGACTCGATGTCTTCTTTTAGTTGACCAATCTCTTTGTTAAGAGTTGTTTCAACTGTAGATTCTACCAATGTAGCTGCACGTTGAATAAATTGTTCTTTGATTTTAGCAAAGGCTTGTTTACCTTCACGAACCAAACGCACCTTTGTTTCTGCAAGATCTTGTTTGTCTGTATGGAATTCAGCGATTTCTTGTGCTAGAGCTTCTACTACAAACTGCTCAAGTTTAATAAACTTGTCAGCCATTTGTTTTTGATCTTCATGTAAATCTTTTACTTCACTAGCTAGTTGTTGCACAACAAATTCTTTCATTGTTTTTGCATCTTTCTTAGCTTGTACCATTACTTTAGCCTTAGCTTCAGCAAGGTGATTACGATCTTCTACAAATTGAGCAATTTCCTCTCTTAATTGATCGCCTAACATGCGATCAATTGCTTCAACCATAACTTGTTTGTCATGCTCGTAGCGTTGAGCAAATTCTTCACGTAGTTGTTGAGTAACTTGTGTACGATTCTCGACGATGCGAGATTCCCAAGCCTGCTCAATTTCTGCTTTTACATCTTCAGAAACCACATTGTTTTCGAACAGAGATTTTAGTGCTTCCAACATGTGTTTCTCCTCTTTATTGGAGTCCGCTTATTAATCTTAATAAGCTCTCTTTGAGATATTTCTGCGCCTTAGGATCGCCTTGCACTTCCTTCGCTATACGAAGGCTACTATAACCTCCCCTATTATTCATAAGGTGTTCATAGATTGGTGTAGGATACGCTCCCGGAGCACTTGGTTGAGCTACCACATCTACTGTGATAATCTCAAACTCTGACACTTCACCGGAACCGTCTTCTTTGACGTTGCCGGATCCGCGTGAACTAACTCCTAACTTCACTCCACTTTCTAACATAGCTTTCACTAGTTGTCCCATTGGAGTTGGTAGGATTTTTAATTTTCCGTAACCGTTTGGGCCATCCATCCACATTTCTGTAATCATATGGCTCACACGATCAAGGTTAATTCTTAGGTCATCTGGATGATCTACTTCGCCTAAAACTGAGTATCCACCAGTGATTTGATCGTTCAGGGTCTTGACAGCCCTGCCGATTTCATTAACAGGATAAACACGCTGATTTTGATTCCGGACGCCGCCTTGAATGCAAATACCTTTCATATAAAGGTTCTTGCCGTCTTGGCCGTCGGACTCAACGACCATTCTCGCTTGATCAAAACTCAGGTTTTCACGAAGATAATTCATCTACTTAACCTTATTTGGCTCTGCTTCTGACACCGTTGATTGGAGAGCCTGCGCCCTTGTCACCGTTGTCGCCTGAGCCTTTCTTTTCAGCACCGTGGCCAGGTTCTTTCTTCTTGAACGCTGTCTTACCAGCATTTCCGCCTGGTACATTAATGTTGCCAAAATTTTCTTCTTTAGTGTTTGGCTTTAGTAAACCGCTTTGTACGCCTTTACCACCAGCTTCTCCACCCTTAGCAATATTTGCGGTTGTGCCGCCCATATCATTCTTACCAGCTATTGGACTACGGACGTTGTCGCCGTTATCTCCGCTGCTTTTCTTTTCTGCGCCGTGGCCGCCAGTTACTTTTTCAATATACTCGCGCATGAAGTTATCGCTGATGTTAAAACTATCTTTTAACTCATCTTCTTCATCATCAGCAGGTTCTTCGTCGCCCATGTCATCACCGCCCATGTCGTCGCTTGCATCATCACCGCCTTCGTCGCCCATCATTTTTTCAAATTCAGCTTTAAGGTCGTCAAGTGCGTCTTCTAGGTCAACTACACGATCTTCAATATCGCCGTCGCCGCCCATGTCGTCGCCTTCTTCATCACCAGCTTCGATGTCACCCATGAAGTCATCAGTAGCATCGCCACCAATTTCGTCACCGCTCATTGCGTCCATGTCGTCCATGCCTTCCATGCCGCCCATGTCTTCTTCGTCGTCGGTTTCGCTGAAGGTAACTTCCATTCCTTCATCTACTTCTTCGTCGTCTTCATCTTTGTCGTCTTCATCTTTTGCTTCATTGAAGTCTTCACTAAGAATTTCTTCGTAGATTTCGCGAGATTTCTCAACTACTAGTTGATGGAATAATTCTTTTGCTTTATCTTGTTCTTCAGAAATTAGATACTCGAGCATCTGCTCGAACTTTGATCGATCAGTCATTGTTGTCTCCTTAAATTATATGCAAGGCTGTCAAGTATATTTACATCAAACTGTAAAATATATGCTTAAATGGTGTGTTTTTTAGGAATTTTGCCTTAGACGGCAGGTGCTTCAGGTGCTTTATACATTTGTTCCACGAATTCAAGTTCTTTTTCTTGTTCAAGGATGTGTTGTTCACTGGCTTTTCTCAACTCGTTAATTTGTTTTAACGTAAGTCTAGTCTTGCGAGTATCACCTTTGGCCATAGAGGTGCTGTCACGATCGCCGTCATAACGTAGATCGTTTGACACGGATTTGATATCATTATCAATATAAAATAATTCTCTAAGTATCATGATTATATTTATGCAGGAGGAGCAGATGCGGCTGGTGGTGCAGCCGCGCCCGGAGTTGCAGATGCGGCTGCTTCGCCTGGTACTCCTGCTGCCATACCGTCAGGTGCTTCAGTGTCAGTCATTGCTGCTGTATCAGATTCAATACCAGCTTGACTTACCCCAACTCCGCGAAGCTCTCCAGAGCTATCTGTAGACACAGCTGAACCTTTGCCGTTTTCTTCTGCCCATAGACGTTCGTTTTCTGCCATTTCTTCTTCGCTTAATCCTAAGAATCGTTTCATAGCAAATCGTTTTGACATATAGGGTTGTTGACTAATGGTGCCAAATGTGTTGATTCGTTGATTATCTAATTCTGCTTGTCTATATGTTGCAAAGTTTTGCGGAGGTTGAAATTGAACTTCAAATAGCGACGAGTCAATATTAATGCCTCGGTCATACAAATACATTTTAAATTCTGTATCAAACTCATCCTGCATTAAACTTTGTAAGCGCATACAGTAGTTGTTAAACCGTAGTTCTTGAATATATGCTGTGCCAACGCGACCGTCATTATATGATGCTTGACTGTCATCTGCGCCCGTTGGCAGATAGCTTGATGGGATTCGCAAACCACGGAATAACTTGTTAGTAAAGTACTTTAAGTCGTCAATCTCACCTAGGTTAGTTCCGCCTGGTAGTGTTTCAACTTTACTTCCACGACCTTCTGCGGTAGTTGGAAAGAAGTAATCTTCGTTAATACTCAACGGATTGTATGCTGAGTCTACAACATTTTGTCCACCGCCTGTGGCACTAGGAATTCGTCTTTGATGGATTTCATTTTTAACACGTTCAACAAAGCCCATGGCCAAGTGACTTGGCATGTTACCTACGTCAATATAGAAAATTCTACGTTCAGGAGCACGTTGAATACGGTATATTAGGATAGCATCTTCCAACAATTCTTTCTGTTTAAACACCTTAAAAACGTTTTCTAATAGACTATTTCCAAAAGGAAAGTTGTTGTCTAGGCCTTCACTTAGACTTAGATGAATAACATGTTTAGCATCAATTGCCAACTCATTTTGCTGAATATCAAACCTATTAGACGAAGTTCCGCCTTGTGGATATGACCCAGTCATACCTCTTGCGGCTGCTCCTTGTGGTCCGGCAAAGTTAGTTCCTCGACCGTTAGTATTAGCGTTACTAGGATTAATAGCTGTAACAGCTAGTTCAACAAAATTAGGATTTAAGTCACGGATAACATACTGTTCTGGTTCTTTACCTTCTGATTCGTTGACAATGATCTTAACAATCTTAGCAGGATCTACGTAAAAGAATTTTTTAGTTTCAGGATCGCGAACAAAGAATGCATCGCCGTATTTGAATACGTTGCGTACAATTCTAAAAATTCTAGTTTCAAATTTTTGTAGTTTGCACCATTGTTGTAGGTACTCTCGAAGGATAGAAATTTCGCTGTTAGTGGCCTTGCTCTTGAAAAATAAATGGAATGGTGTTTGATTTTCTCTATTCTTTTGGCTACAGAATTCAGCAATAATGTCTAAGGCAGCATTAACTTCTGAATCCATATCCATGGTATCGTATTGAAGATAACGTTCGATTCTGTTTGGCGCTCCTGTATATACGTCAGGAAGAAAACTAGAATAGTTCTTTCTAGCTGGGCCCATGCTGCTACCAGTATTGCTCATAGGACTAACGGTGCCGCTAGAATTATTAACATTAACTGGGGTGAAGTACTTTTTCCAACTCATTATTATGCCTTATATAAATTGCCAGATCCAGCGTTCTTAGTTGCTCTAACCTGTTTATTACTCAAATCTTCTTGTTGAGCTATTAGCCGACCCATCTGCATATTTAACGAATCTAAACTTTTTACTACATCGTTTAGAGTAGACTCTTTGCCAGATGCACTGCCTGGTGGTTTAGCTGCGGCTGTCGGTGTTGGTGGATTTTTACTATCAGCTGCAGGTTGACTTTCTGGTTTAGGTACTGCTACATTAGCTGCTTTGGCTTTAATACCAGGACCAAATCCCGGTAAATTAATTGCATTAAGATCCATAGCAGGTAATCTAGGAGTTGCTGTTGCAGCTCCAGCTGGTGACTTTATACCTAATGCTTTATCAAAATCAGCATTTAATTTGTCGAGATTTCTTTTATTTCCTTCAGCAGCAAATTTTTCTGCAAACTCGCGTTCGCCTACTCGATGCGCTTTACCGCCGTCGTTAATATTTGGATCAAACTTACCAGCAGATGCTTTTTTAGCAGCAAGTTCTTCAGTTGACAATTTTTTAGTAACTGCTAATTGTTCTTCTTTCTTAGTTGTTTCGTATGTAATACCTGCATCAATCTTCTTTTGTATTTCAGTTTGTTTAGCTTGATATTCTTCTTTAAGTTTTACTGCAACTTCGTCAGCCTTCATAGCTTTCTGCACATTAGAATATTTTCTATCTTCTACTGCCATGCCGTCAACTAATACTTTTTTACGTGCTTCAAAGTCTTCGCGGAATTTTTTAGTCAATGCTGACATTTCTTGTTCAGCTGAACTAGATTCGGCACTTTGATTACGCTGTGTTGTAGTACTGCCGCCGCCACTAACTGAACTAAATGACGTAGCAATATCTTTAGAAATAGTGCTTAGATCAAATCCATCCATCCCGCCTGTAGGATTGCCGCGCATGTTAGGATTAACTCCCACAGTCTGCATACCTTTTCTAATCGATTCTGCCATGTTTTCTGCAAATGATTTGTCTTCAGTACCAGGTTTAGGCAAGGAATTTTTAAGTGTGCCTATTACCGCACTTGCACTTTGTCCTTGGATTCCTTTAGCAAGATTCCCTAACTGATCTTCTGTGATAACACCTTCTTTGCCGTGCAGCACAGCAAGTGTTCCTGCACCAAAGTCTTCCATAATCTTACCAACAGTACCTAGAGAACCAGTTGACTTTCCTGGAACAGCTTTACCATCTAGGAAAAAATTAGCTGTACCGGTAACAGCACTAACTGTTAAATCAGTTAATTTTGATAATGTCTCTGTCATTGCACCAACAACCCCGCCTTGCTCTCGACGTACTTGCGCTGCACTAACTGGATCTCGAGGTTGTCCGTCTGGACCTACTGTAGTTGTAACATCTTTATTTTTTACTCCCGCAATAGCCTGTGATTCTAACTTAGTTGCCATTCCTTGTTTATAATATAAATCAGCTAGTTCAGCTAGTTTATCTAGAGTCTTTTGAGTAACAGCAGTTGCAGCTGCTGTTGCAGCTGCTGATTTAATATCTTGACCGGCTGCTTGTACCGCAACAGCTGCTCTTCCAGATTGTCCTACATCTTCATATTTAATATTACCTTTAGCATCCATAACTGGCTTGCCTGTTTTCTCGTCTATTACGGGTCTATTGCCTTTTTGCGCTTGCTTAATGTCATCCATGGTTAGTTTCAATGCTTTAGCATAGTCTTCTTGAGTACGTAATAATATGCCATTAGCTGCTGCAACTCTCATCACATTGTCATTCAACGTTTCGGTATTTTCAACAAACTTTTTTGTAATACCACTAACCGCGCCGCCTGCTTCGCCCATAGTAGCCATTGTTAAAATAGTTCTATCACGGCCATTCTTTACTGCTTCGGCATCTGCTCGCGCACTTGCTGCTTGCGCTCCAGTTATATCGCCCTTGGCTAATCTTGCGGCAGCTTCTTCAACTGCTCTTGATTGTTTTCCCATTACCGCTGCTTGTGTTCCAGCAGCTTGAGTCAAATATGTTCCGGAAGCAAATTGTTGCTTAAATAATTCTTCATCGCCTCGTTTTCTAGCTTCCAATGCTAATTTATTATATTCAGAACGTAAAACAGCTTCCTTTTCAAGATCTCCATTAGCTAACAATCGTATTTTGGCTGTTACTTGGCCGTCGACTGCTGCCTTCTTCATTTCATCCATCTGAGCTTCACGACTCTTACCCGTGAGCTTGGCAACGGCATCCATTTGTTCCGCTAGTTCTTTAGCAGCCATATAGGATTTTCTACGGCCTTCTTCTGTATCTTTATATCCAGCTCGTTGTGTAGATGCTTGTATAGCTAGAATTTCGTTTAGGTCTTTACTAGTGTATCCTATATTTCTAAGTTCGTTAGCGGCACCGCTATCAAAAAATTCTTTACTTAGTTTTGCAAATGCTTCTGCGCCCCTAGTTACATTTCCTCCTAACCCAGAAATTCTTGCACCATTGTCTTTGATTAGATCAGAAAATTGGTCTAGGCTTAATCGACTATTGTAAGCCGATTTTGTCATGCCTATTAAGTCACCACTAAAACTAGCCCCTGATGAACTTAGTCGCTGGAACGTTTCAAGTGAGGTTAGAGCTCCATCGGCAAATGTTTTTGCTAATTTAACAGATTCCTGTCCGACAGATGAAAATCTGTCATTTAACGTCTTCACGTCGAGGTTAGCAGTTGATCCGCTGCTTGCGTTGGATCTAACCCATTTCATGTATTCCTTAAATTGTTCTTCTGACATTCCTGGTGGTGGACCGGCCATAATATTTTTCCTTAAAACTACGTATATAAATACTTTATATTATATTTATCGGGATCAAAAAATGTCAAATAATCCATTACAAAAGTATTTCAGACAACCAAAATTGTTTGTATCATTACCTAGCAAAGGGCTGTACTACGATGCTCAATCACTAAATTGCGATGCGTCTAACGTACCTATTTTTGCCATGACAGGCATGGATGAGATTATTATGAAAACTCCCGATGCACTATTTAACGGGCAAGCAACTGTGAAACTAATTGAAAGTTGTTGTCCTGTTATTACGGATGCTAGTCAAGTACCTAGTCTTGATATTGACACACTTTTAATAGCAATTCGTACTGCAACCTATGGTGAAAAAATGACTGTAGGACATACTTGTAAAAATTGTGGCGCAGAAAACGACTTTGAAGTGGATCTTGCCACGGTAACTGATCATTATGCTAATCTAACATTTAGTAACGTGGTTAAGATTGATGATTATATTACTGTTACACTACGCCCGTTGTCTTATAAAGAAATTACAGAACAAAGTATTGAAAATTTTAAATTACAAAAAATGCTTTATCAGTTATCTACTGCAGACGATACACTAGAAGAAGGTACTAAGCAAAAATATATCGATGACATCTATGCTAAACTAGCCGAAGTACAAAGTAATTTAATTATTTCAAGTATTGAATCTATAAGATTACCTGATGTAGTTGTTGACAATAGAGAATTTATCACGGAATGGGTAGTTAACACTAATAGAGAACACTATACATTAATTAAAAATAAGTTAGAAGAAAATAAAAATATGTGGGCCATGCCAAAACATGATATAAAATGTACAGAGTGTGGCACAGATGACAAGATTGACATTATAATGGATCAATCAAGTTTTTTCGTCAAAGGCTAATTCACTTATCAAACTCTGACATACAGGATCTTGTTAAGAAATTTGAATTAAACATCAAAGATATTAAAGATGAGATCTTCAGAATTAGCTGGTATATGAGAGGAGGAG